CAAGAAATTATAGATGAAACATTTAAGGTTACAGTAAAACCATTATATGATACATCAATATTTAAAAATAAAAACAGAGAAAACTTATTAGAAGGAGAACACATAGATTGGTTCTGGATTAATGAAGTATGGGGTGGTGTCAAAGTTGGACCAAACTTACCAGCTATGTGGAAGTCTAATATGTCTGCAGATAATATAAATCCTATATATCTTGGTATAGATAGAACAAAACCTGGAAGATTACCATTTCAATTTAAAGGTAATGATACATTGTATGGTTGTAAGCTACCAGTAGAAGGTAGAGTGTTTTCTGATAGAAATACTAGATCAACTTCTTTAGTAGATCTAATGAAAGCATATCAAGTTGGATATAATATGGTTAACAATCAAATAGCAGATATACTAGTTGATGAGCTTGGTACTGTTATTATGTTTGATCAAAATGCATTACCACGTCACTCAATGGGTGAAGATTGGGGTAAGTCAAATTATGCTAAAGCTTGGACAGCAATGAAAGATTTTAGCATGTTACCTCTAGATACATCTATTACCAATACAGAGAATGCTACAAACTTTAATCATTATCAGACTCTAAACATGGAGCAGACTAACAGATTAATGTCTAGAATTCAATTAGCTAATTATTTTAAACAACAATGTTTTGATGCTATTGGAATTAATCCACAACGTTTGGGTGCACCTATTGGTCAAGAAACAGCAACAGGAGTTGTTCAAGCACTTAATCAATCATATGCACAAACGGAAACTTATTTTACTCAGCACTCAGATAACTTGATGCCTAGAGTACACCAAATGAGAACTGACTTAGCTCAGTTTTATTACAGCACAAATCCAAGTGTAAGATTATCTTATATATCATCAGAAGCAGAAAAAGTAAACTTTACAATAAATGGTACTGATCTTTTAATGAGAGATTTTAATATTTTCTGTACAACTAAAACTAATCATAGGCAGACGTTAGAACAGTTAAAACAATTGGCTATGACTAATAATACATCTGGTGCTAGCATTTATGATCTTGGTAATATAATTAAAGCTGATAGTATTGCTGAGGTTTCTGATATACTTAAAGATGCTGAAGGTAAACAAACAGCTCAGAGACAGCAAGAAATGCAACAGCAACAACAAATGCAGCAAGAACAGATTCAAGCTAAACAACAAGAAGAACAAATGAAACTTCAGTTTGAGCAGCAAGAAAATGAAAAAGAGAGACAGAAAGATGTAATGGTTGCAGAAATTAGAGCTTCTGGTTATGGTGCTATGCAAGATATTAACGCCAATATGAAGTCAGATTTCCAAGATAATATGGATGATATGAGAAAAAGATCTGAATATAGAGAGACTATGAATTTTAAGAGGCAGGAGTCTGCTACTAAGAATGCTTTAGCTACTCAAAAGATGGATATAGAGCGTGAAAAACTTTCTACTCAAAGAGATATTGCTAGCAAACAGTTAGAAATAGCAAGAGAAAATAAGAACAAGTATGATGTAAAGGGTGGAGATAAAATTGCAAAAAACAAAAAAAAGAAGTAAATTATAACTAAAAGAAGTTTAAAATGAATACAATATTACAAGATATACTAGGATTATTTACAAGAAAAAAAATAATTACCGGTAAACAGTTAAAAGATAATGATTATCTAGCTGTAGCAGAAATCAAAGGTCAAAGTGTAGGTGTACCATCAGAAAGAGATGTAAAATTAATTAAGGTATCAGAGATTGTACCAGCTCCTACTCAAAAAACGTATGATACAAATATAGCCCAAATACCAAATATAGCACTTAATTTAAATGATTCTGATTATTTTGTTATTGATATGACAGCTGTATTGA